GCCAGTTGCTTTCCGACGTAAAGCTGAAACCGTTTATCGGTCCATTCGTCCGCGCGGAACGTGACTTGTATGGAGTTCGGGCCGCTCCATTCCAACTGCGTGATCTGAGTTCCGCCGAGGTACTGAGTCATGAGGTCTGGTCTCGCGTGTCCAGGATTCGCTCAATTCGCTGGATGCTCTCGGAGATGTCGACCTGCCATTCGGCGGCGAGCGACTCCAGGCACCGGGCCAGTTGATGAATCGCACTGTTCGTTCGGTGGTTGGAAAACGGCGAGTCTTCTTTTCGCAGCTCCGTAACCAGCCATTGAATTTCTGCCGCGATCCGGACGAGCATTTGAGTCTGTCCATGATCTGCCGTCTGAGACGCTTCGAGCTGGCTGGTCAGCGTCTTGGTCTGTTCGTCGAGCGAGTCGAGAAACGTGATATGCCGATTCGTCACGCGGGTCACGATGCCGGTGTCTGCGTCGAAAAGCCGGTGCCCCATGAACACCGCTGCTCTCCACAGCGCGACGCCGATAAATGCCAGAGCGAGGATTGGCACGCCAAGCCGCTCCGCGATTACTGCATAGTCCATCCATCTGACCCTTGTGCTGAAGTTGTCATGGTTACGCGAGCCTCCGGAAGTGCAGGCGGACGAAGTCCGTCCAGCGGCCTGCTGTGTCGGGATCGTTTGGCAATGGCCCTGACTGACCCTGCATTGACACTCGCTCGACCTCACGCAACACCGAGTCCGCGTAGGTGTCGTTCAGGTCTCCGGACAGTGTCAGTGATCCCACCGTTCCGGCGACGGCGATGGCTTCCAGCGAGGTGATATAAGTGTTGATCGCCGCGCTGGTGACGAACCCGGTCAGCCAGAGCGTGATTGAAAGGTCGGCAGGCTTCGCCCCGCCGCTCAGTTGCGTGGCTCCGTGATTGCCGAACAGACGCTGTTCCTGCGTAGCCGCTCCGGTGCGACCAGGCGATCGAGCAATCACGACGCCGGAAAGTGCGGACCCGTTGAATGTGGCGGTCGTGCTCATCTTCCACCCCCACGGCTCAACTGAGCTGTCTCTGGTGGTATCTGCGACGCCTCCGGAACGAACGGCTGGTTGACGCGATCCGCCCGCAGTTCCTGCAGAACCTCTGTCAGCTCACGAATCACGACACCGATGTCTGATCCGACTGACAACGCACGATCGTCTGGTGTGTAGCCTGGAGTTGTAACTGGGAAAATCTGACCGCGACCGCCTGCCACGTAGCGCGTCGTTGAGTCGGTCGGCGTCGTCAGCCGCCGTCGTTCGGCTTCGAGCTCATCGACCGTGTAACGCAAGGCCGCTTCGGGATTCTGGCCAAAGTTGGTGCTGACCTGCCTGCCAATGTCAGAAAAACGAGTGCCGAGTGCAGACGTGCCGGTCGCCTGCTGGAGCTTTTCCAGTTCGGTGTTAATGACTCCGGAGATGGCTTCCGGATTAGTCGCCGCGACTCGTTCCGTTCCTGCCTGGAATGCTCTTTCGACACGAGTGACTCGTTGAGCACCTCGCACGGCGGCGGATACGTCCTGATAGGTCGCTTCCCCTTCCTCGAATCCGCCAATCAGATCAGACGCCTGTGCGAACTGTCGCGACGCATCGCTGCCACCCGTCAGAATCTGTTCGATAAATGGTCTGAGCCGCCCTTTGCCGAGCGCCGCCGCAGGGACGTTTTTTCCGAGCAACTGACTGCCGCTGGCTTTACTGCCGTCCAGGAATGCTCGACGAGCGTCGTCGTTCTGTTGCAGATACGTGATGGCCTTAATGGCGTCGAAGCTGCCATCGTCGTTTTGAAATGCGGCGTTGTCGCGGAATCGTTTTCGCAGGCTGGATGCCAGTTGGAACGCTCCTGTGACGCTGATATCGCCTTCCTGATCATCAGCCAACTGCGTCAGCGTCGTGAACAATGCCGCGCCGGTATCGACTTCGAATCCCTGAGCTACGAGGCCGGGAATGGCAGGACCCAGATTCTCGACGAGTTTTGATTGAGACGTGACGTTGCTCTGCTGTCCGGCTCGCGCGACGAGACCGATCACCGCTTCCGGTGTGGTGCCCATTTTCTTGGCGAGTGAACCAGCTATCGCGCCGGTGTCGGCGGTGGTTTCGGCATCCAGTTCGGAATCGTAACGCACGGCGGCCCGGGACGCCTGCAACGCCAGTTGAGCTTCGGCTTTGTTCTGCACACCGACAGCGGTGGTCGATGATCCGACGACCTGAAACGCTTTCGACAGACTGATACCAGTGTCGCGAGCCAGCGATTGTGCTTCCTGTTCGACTTCGCCGGCGCTGAAGACACCGACAGTCTGACGGATGGCCTGCGCTCGCGCGGCTTCAACGGGGATCGCGGCTTCGGCGGCCTGTTTCTGACGGTTGAAGATCTGATCAACTTCGGCCCTGACCAGTCGAATGCTCGCCAGTATCACGCCGATTGCGCTGCCGACTCCGGCGATGGCTCCGGCTGTTTTGGCGATACTGCCGACCATCGACGTGTTAGCGGTCTCCGCTCCGAGCAGGCGTGTTCGTGATTCTCCAATCGCTGCGGTGTACTCGTTCTGTGTCAGCTTGCCCTGCTTCAGCAGTGTCTGACGCACTCGCAGTTCGGCGGCGTACTTTTGCTCTGCGGTCTGACTCCGAGCGATGATTCCAGCCGCCAGCTTCTGTTGTTCCTGTTCCTGCTTTTCCGCTTCGCGCAATTGACGGAGTACCGTCGCCTGACGTGTTTGTGCTTCCGTCTGCTTACGAGCCGACTCCGTCGCTTTCACGAGTGCGGCGTCTGTGGCCTGCATCGCCGACACGACTTTTTCCGCGCCGATCGTCGCGAATTCGGTGGTGATGTTGGTGGTGGCCATAGGTACGGGCTACGAGATGAGTGACGAGTGACGAGGGAATCCGTGGAAAAACAGGTAGTAATCCAGCCAGGTCGGCTGATAACGCGAGCTCAGGAGTCCGCTTCGCCAGGCGACGTAGCGTTGCCATCGTGCGTCGGCGCTTCCGTTTTTTTTTGCAGCTCATCGAGCAACGCGTCGATCGCGGCAACATCGGTCGACGCTCGAATGATCACCCAGACGTGTTCGGGTTTGAGCAGCCCGAGTGACAAAACAATCCGCCAGTGCAGCCGGTAATTCAGACCCATCACCAGCCCGACGTATTCGAGCAGCTCCTGATCACTGACGACCGGCTGCGTCGTCGCATCGCTCGTGTCGAATTCGCCGCACAGCTTGCGACGCATTTGCTCGAACGCCCATGCCATGCGGTCGTAAGTCAGGCGGTATTTCTTTTCGGGCGCTGTGATAATTGTTCCCGTGTCGTCGATGTCCAGCACGCACGGCAGCAAAGTCTGATTCGGGATGTGCCAGAGCTGCTGATCGTGGAGCAACACCGATCGTCCCTGGAATCGTGGCTCGTCTGTTGAGCCGCTGTTTCTCAGCAGGTCCGCCGGCGTGACAGGGTGTTTCCGGCTGGTGCCAATCCACACAGCCGTTCCGCCGATCCGCCGCCATTCCTGTTCGGTCGGGCGATAGTCCAGCGTCGGTAATTGTGTGAGCCGACTCGGAAGATCGTCGAAGTGCCACAGCCGCCCACCGACGTTGCCATCGGGGCCGGCAATCGTCAGCGGAGACAGCGGCACCAGAGGGGCGTCGTCTTCCAGTGCCAGACCTGGCAGATGATCGTCGACCGTGGCCACGTCGGGCGGTGTGTAAAGCAGGTACTGCATGAGAGCGGAAAGTCCAGGACGGATTGAATGGGTAACTGCGACAACTGCGTTTACGCGGTGACTGTTTCGGCGACTTCCGCAGCGGCGACCGGCTGATCGTCTTCCGACGGCGTGAAGCCGATGACGTATTCCACCTGGCAGGACTCGACGTCGTTGTCGTTGCGAATCGTCACGGTCTCGACGTTTGCGCCTGCATCGAGAGCGGTCGCAGCGACATGGCCGAACTCGTACCACGGAAACGGGCCTCGATTCAGGTCCGCAACAACCTCGCCGTCGACCAGTAGCGTGGCCTCGGCATCCGGGATGCCGTTGCGTGAAGCGATCGCCAGCAGCGTCATCGGGCGACCGTTGACGGGGATATCGAGCGACTGTCCCGGATCCAGAATGGTGCGACCGCAGACCTGTGACGGCACGAGAACCGACAGAGCCTGCCCTCCGTGAGAGCGCTGGCCAGAAATGAGTCCGAACTGAAATCCGTGCTGGTGCATGAGTGGTTCCTGTCAAATATGGTGTCGGCCGCAGACCGACTACACGTGCGGAATCGGAGAGGCGACGGAAACGGAAACCGTGCCGGTGTTCAGCAACGTCGGGGCGTTAATGATTTCGCCCTGCATCGTCGAGCTGAGCTTCCGGAAGTCCCATTTTGCCGTGCTGAACGTGATCAGAATGTGAGCGCTCGACGCGTCGGCGGTGCGGCCACTGTCGTTGTTGTGGCGGAGATAGATATCCACATCACCGGCGGTATTGCCGACACCGAATCCAGCGGTCGACAAAATGGAGAGATTCTTGACACCCAGCCGCAACTCAGCCTGTTGCGCGGTGATGCGTCCATCTTCGGCAACTGTCTGGCCCCCCGCCCGCTGCTGACTGAACTGTAATCCGGTCGCCAGCTCGATCGACATTTCGCCGCCGATTTCTGTTCCGTTCACATAGACCGGCCCGAGCGTGTACCAGTCAGACAGAGCGACGGATCCGGTCAGTGCCTGACTGGCCGCCGCAACCATTGGTTCCGTCGATCCTGCCATGAAGTGGGCAAACAGTTTGGCGAGCGCCGGAGCGTCGTCGTCCTGAGCCACCGAAATCGATTCGATGCCCCAGAACGCTTTGGTCGACTTGACGGTAAAGTGATTGCTTCCGCTCTGGAAAGAGCCGTTTGCGGCGACCTGCTGGAACTGCATGATGTTGTTGCCGGTCGATAGCAGACCGGATTCCAGATTGATGCCGATGTCGCCGCTGTCGAGGATGCTTTTCAGATCGGCAGTCTCCAGCGAACCGACGGGTTCTCTGTAGGCTTCGCCGAAGTTGATCACCTTGAGCGAGCCTTCACCCTTGATGTCCATACGCTTGAGGCCGATATCGCACTCCGCGTTCTGGCTGTGGCCGATGCTGGTTCCATCAATGACGGCGGGGAAGCCGGTATACAGTTCGAGTGCCATTGGTTGGGTTCCTTATCCCAGTTTGCGACGCCGCGCGGCACTGAGTCCGACGGTGACAAAGTTGTCGTATTTTTGGGCGCCGTGAGCGCCGATCTCCTGCACCTCGTCGGCGGTGATCGCTCGGATTTCTTCGACGAGCTGCAACGCCACTTCCTGCTGTCGCGTGAGCGTGGTCATGCCTGGCTTCAGTCGATAGCGGCCACTGCCGCCACGGAACGCAGCAACGCGTGTGAGCTTCGCTCCTTTGGTCGCGGTGCCGGTCACTTTGAAACGGTTCTGAACCATTTCCCGAGTCGCGCCGCTGAAGACCAGCGGCTGAGCCTGACCCGTGAGGCGGCGTTTCTGCTTGACGTATCGCGACGATCGTTTTTTGTATCCGTACCGAGCGGAAGCTCCTCGTCGAAAGTGCAGTTTCGTGTGCGCCTTCTGATGGAATTCGGCTTCCGCTTTCGCGGTTTCGCGAATCCATCCATCGACCTTGCGGCCCATCGTGCCGGGCTCGGGTGTGTTAGTCGTGACCGTGATCGTGGCCGTCATCAGGTGGCCCTCCACGCGGCAATCAGCGGAAAGATCACGGCCTTCACCGGGTCACCGTCTGCGTTCTGAAACTGCAACTGGCTGATGTCGTTGTCTTCGGGCGGCTGCGTGATGTGGAATGTATGCAACACCATCCACTGATAGGCCGCTGTGCGATCGGCAGCCAGTTGTTGAGCCTGCAACGCGATCAGTCCGATTCTGTTTCGAAGGTCCGTGTCCTGGTCGCGCACGTCGGTGTAAGTGATGGTGTTGCGCAGTAAGACGATCTGCACGAACACTTCGCCGTTCGCCACTTCGGTGGTGGTCGCGGTGTACGGCAGATTAAGTGCCTGCCCCGGATCGGTATGCACACAGCACAGCGGCGCGGTGATGTATTGCTGATCTTCGCCGTCGCCTCGATCCAGTACCGGCACGTGAGGCCAGTAGCAGTTTTCTTCGAGGGACAGCGCGGCGTTCTTGCCGGTCTCAAGCTGAAACTGAGCCGTGTTTGCAATCAGTTCCGCCGTGCCTTTGATCGACCGGGCGATCGGTCCAACCGCAGCGAGCAGAGTCATGCTACAAGGCTCCCTTCATCGTCGAAGGAACCTTGTCTTTCAGCGTGACCACTTTGGCGTGGTCAACGTGCGTGACTCGGTATTTGCGGCACAGCGGCGAGTCCTGGACCAGACCTTTGATCTGATACCGAATGCCATCAACGACGAACTGACCACGCTTCACGTCGATGGCGGTTTCGCCGTCGGCTGGTGGTGGCAGGATCAAGGTGGCCGCGCTGTTTTCGCGATGTCCGCCGCCGTCGTTGTTGTTGGCTGACGTGGGCCGTTGCAGTCGCACTGTGGCGTATGTGATGGCCGATTCCGTGGCAGTGTCGTGAGTCGGGTAATAGAGCGCACTGGTCACACTCGGACCAGCCGCAAACAAAGCGGCAGACTTTTTCGCCATGTTCGCGGCTGAAACCATGTGAGAAACCAGAACGTTGAATGTGGGGTGCGGAAAAACTCGGAGCGCGGTCACAACAGACAGAGCTGGCGAGAGCCGGAGCGGAGACAAACTCCGGCCCTCGTCAGTCTGCCGGGGCGGTTAGATGTCCTTCAGGTGGTCCACCTTGACGCTGTAGACTTTCAGCGTTCCGGTGGCGGTGCCGCTGGCTTTCGCGATCTGTGCGAAAACCTGCAGCCCGGCGCTGTAGTTGCTCATGTCGAGCTGCGTGCCGTTCAGATTGACGGGACGCAACTGGCCCTGCCCGTTGTCGATGGCACACTGAATCGCGGACTTGCCGCCGGTACTGTTCGAGCCGATATTGGCTTTGATTCCGTCGCGGAAATTCAACCGGAGTTTGGTTTTCGTCGCGGCCGTGAGCGTGAACCCGGTGGCCACGTCGTCTTTGTTGTTGGTGCCGTCGTCGGTCTCGACCTTGATGGCCAGCGATCCGGCGTCCAGCCGGAAGAACGCACCTTCCGTGATCGAATCCAGCGTGTCGTTCTGAGCCGAACAGACACCAATTCCAACGCTGACGGCGGTGCCCGGTGTGGCGTCCAGCTCAACGATAAATTCGACGGCCTGCAGGTCGTCAATGTCGAAGCAGAGTTTGTCGCCCATGTACAGGACGGCGGCCTGAGCTTCATTGGTGTTGTCGAGCGTCAGTGCGACATGGTCGGCAGCCTTGGTGACCGTCGGAGAGCCACCGGTTTCTGTGGTGGCTGTCGCGAGGCTGGTGGGGATGGCCGCTCCGACCATCAGTTCGCGGTACTCGACCGCCTGTTTCGTCCGTGCCATGATTTCGGCTCCTGCGTGGAGTTGATGTTGAGTGTGAAAAACAAGCCCCGTCGTTTTTCCCGGGAGCGACCGCCGCCAGCGGGGCTAAGCTGGCGACGGTCAGGGCCGGGGAGGCTTACTTAGGAACCTGGGTTCTTGACCGCTCCACGCCAGTTGTTGACGGCAGCAGCAAACGCGCCCTCGACATCGAGGTGACGTGCCTGAGTGTTGTTGTCGAACCAGAACCGGCGCTTCATCTTTTCGTACCCTCGCAGGTACGCGTAGACGACCGCCGACATGATTTGAGGATCAACAAAGCCGTACCAGACGGCACCGGATACGTCGGACAGCAGCGGTTCGACCTTGTATTCGAACTCGCCACGGAACGGATCGGTTCCGCCTTCGGTCGTCGCCACCATGTTCAGGTCGGTTCTCAACACCTGAGCTGCCGTGAGGTTGAGTTCACGCGGCACAAGCAGTTTCTTGAGCTGCAAACCGAGCGAGCCTCGGTTATTCACGTCCTGCTGAGCGCCGGCGAGAATCATCATTTTGTCGAGCTGCGTGGTGGAAACTGTCCCGCCGCCGCTCACAACGTTGGCATGGGAACCACTGTGGAACAGCGCCACGCCGTCACCAGCAATGCCGCTGACCAGCGAATCAACACACAGCCGGTTCAGCGTCCGGTCGTGTGCCATCGCCAGATTGCGTGCGTCGTTGAGGAACGTGCCGAGCTGCTCGTTGATGATCATCTCGGGACTGAGGCTGGCGCGCTTCGCATAGCGATCCGCCTTGAACCAGTTGGCCTCTTCGTTGAACGTGTCCGCCTGCGGTATGCCCATATCAGGCAACAGGTCGAACTCGCCAAACAGACCCGTCCGGATGATCTCTTTCGGATTGAGATCGCTGACCGAATCAAGTTTCTGCGCGAAGAATTCGAACGTCGTCGAAGCCTGCATCAGCCCTTTTTCCAGCGTTCGTCCGAGAATCGCCGACATGATGTTCGGAAGCGAGCCGGGATTGAAATTCACGTCCGCACTGGCGAAGCGACCGCCTTCGAAGCAGTCGAACTCGTCGCCCTTCAGGGCGTTGGCGGCGAGTTTGAGCGGATCCATTCCGATCGTCTGGCGGTAGTCGGTGCCAGAGCAGACTCGCACCAGATCAAGGCCAGACATATTCTCGAATTCCCGCGCGCCTTCAGCGGGTTTGTGGCCGTCGATGGTGCAGCCGTAACGGGCGGACAGACCATCCAGAGCGGCGGCGTAGAGCCGGTCCTCGCTGGCACCGGTGACACCGATTCCGACCGGCTGATTCGTCGCCTTGGACAACGCCTTGAACTGCCGAACGGCCTGCTCGTGAGTGCAGGACAGGTCGTTGCAGGCAGCGTCGATGTCGGCCGCGTCGATGCCCATCAGATTGCCGGTTGCGCGAATTTCTTCACGTCGAGCGGCATCGGCAGAAACCGCGTCGCGGGCAATCAGCGCGGGATCGATGGCGTTGTCGGGTTTGTCCGCGTTGCCTGTGATCCGGTTCGTCGGGTTGAGCAGCGCCAACGCCACGTCTTTGGCGGAAGTGGGCTGCGTTTCGCCTCGGGCCAGGAAGAAGCCGTTGACTCCTGCCTGGACGACAGCATCCTCAGCGTCTTCAGTAGCCAGTCCCGCCTCGATGGCGGCGTTTCGAATGAGCGGGTTCATGGTCGTGTCCTTAATTGAAACCTGCGGGGCAACAGCGGCTGAGATGGTTGATCGGGCACCGGGCGCCGCTTTGCCCGTCTGCCGCATTTCGTTGAAAACCTGTTTGAGAGTGGCCACTCGATCGATCATGCCGAGCTGCTGCGCTTTGGCAGCGAGCATCACGCAACCGCAGCCGAAATCGCGTTCGACCGTTTCGACCGAGACGTTGCGACCAGCGGCCACACTGCTGACGAACTGCGAATAGAGAGCGTCCATTCGCTGTTGAGTCAGTTGCCGGGCCTTGTCGGTCAGTGGCTCGTGTTGATTGGCGAGATTCTTGTTTTCGCCAGCGCGGAAGACGGTGTAGGTCGACCCGTTTTCGGCGTTCGCCTTGCTGTCTTCGCGGTGGACGTAGTACACGCCGATGGAACCGACTTCGGCGGATGGCGAGGCGATCAGTTCACCGGCTGCCGAGCCGATGTAGTACGCGGCGCTGGCTCCCAGATTGGTAACGACGGCTTTGACAGGCATCGTTTCGCGTACCTGTCGCAACAGGTCAGCAACTTCCTGATTGCCGTGTGCGTCTCCGCCTGGAGAGTCGATATCGAGCAGGATGCCTCGCACTTTCGGAGACGTAGCGGCTTCTTCGATCAGCGCCATCAGTGTCTGCGTGCTGGTCCCGCCAGACACTGACATGAACGCGTCCATCTGCGGAGCGAGTACGCCATGCACGGCGATGACTGCCACACCGTCGATCACTCGCAGACGTTGATCGTCAGCGGATTCGTCGAGCGTGTGAATGTCACCGAGTTGCGCGGGATGTGTCGCGTTAATCCGGGCTCGTATTTCGTCCGGAGTGAATTGCAGTCCCTGCAGGCGTCCATTCATCACGTCGGTGATGGCGTGAACCTGAGCCGACATCATGGCCCACGGAGTATCACACACGGCGGTGAACAGTCGCGGGTATTGTCGGAGTGCGGGCAGTGCTTGCGGCATCAGGCGGGGCTCCCTGCTGTCTGAGCGGCGGCGGCTTGTTCAGCGGCCACTCGCGCGGAGTATTCTTCGAGGTACGCTTTCGACTCACCGAGATCCGGCAGCCGCCCGACCGTCTTGAGCCAGTAGCGTTCTTCACGCGCTCGCTGACGAGCGACTTTCCGCCAGTGACGGCCACGCTTGCCGCACTCTTCGGCGTGTGTGCTGAATCCAAAGCGAACTCGGGCGGCGGCGGCGTTGGTTTCTTTCTCCGGGTCGATCTGTTCGCGGCCTGGTGGCTGTACGAAGAAGTCTTCGAGGCGGACCTGATGCTCCAGATACTTCCGGGCGGTCATCTTCGGAATGCGGCCACTGATGACCGCCTGCCGTTGATGTTCCTTGCGGATCGGGCGAATGAAATTGCGGTTCGCGAAGCCCTGCAGCATCACGAAAAACGCCTGATCGTCCAGGTGGGCGGCTCTTGCTGACGTGTAGCTGGTCTGGCTGTAGTCGCCGGTCAGTCTCAGTCGACTGATGCCGACACTCATGGCCTGCGTCTGCAGAATCAGGTCGATAAATGGCTTCGAATCGCGGGCGTGTCGGTTTGATTCGACCGGCGTGACTTTGTCATCCGGCCCCATGTCGGCAATCGTGCCCGGTCCCAGATTGATCGTGCTGTTGGTGCTGGTGGCGGAAGGATTCGACGAGGCGAAGCCAGTTCCCGAGCCCGCGCCGGTCGCTCGATTGATCACCACACTGAACAGCGCACCGATGGCGGCAGATGTCAGCTCGTTGGAGAGATACCAGTCCAGATCCTTCGCCGATTGCAGGTTCGTGAACCACGTGATGCCGCGATGTTCCGACGTTCGGTTCGGCAGATAGGTGTGGATCACGCGGTTCGCGGGGACTCGCTTCGACGTGGCCGTGAATGTGCCGCCGAAGTTGTTGTCGTACGGGTGAACGTCGAAGAGCCAGTAGAATTTCGGACGGCCCAGCGTGTCGTATTCGATGCCGCGTCGGCATTCGTACGGCGTGTCGTACCCGGCGTCCCAGTCACGCGACTCGTCAAGCTGTTCGGCTTCGAGCAGTTGATAAGCCAAACGCACCGATCGGCCCGGCGTGTCGTCATCGACTCGCAGCCACAGCGATTCGCCGGACTCCATCATCTCATCCCACTGATGCGCCTGCATTTCCTCGAAGGAAAACCGGCCTTCAATGTCGCACTCACGTTCCTCGGACCAGCGTTCAAACCAACTGTCAGACGGGTCGTTGAAATCGTCGTCGTATTCTTCGATAGAGCCGTCAGCCAGAGCGTCCGCAAACGCCAGAATTCCCGGCCCGATGACGTGTTTAACGATAGCTCGCTTGCTGGCCTTGATGGTCGCGTCATCGCGGCCCATTTCGCGGATTCGGCGGAGCATCATGTCGAACGAATTGCCGATCGCGGCATCGCCCGACGTGTGATCCGGGATCCATGTCTTCCATTTTCGTTCAAGTCTCGCCCCACGATACGACTCGTTCGACGCGCTGAACGGTTTGCCCGTCGCGTCGAGAATCGGCGAAGTTGTGAGAGCGTTCGAGACCATGTTTACAGGCCAAAATCCACTTCAAACGCGGGGAAAGACGAACTGCCGGGTTCCTGGACGCAGTCCTCGTACAGATGGAACGTGGCTCCGGTGGACGAACTGGAGACGAGCGGCGACCGCTGCTCGAGCTTGGTCTGAGCGTGTTGCAGGACCTTGAGCGAAGGGCCTCGCACGGTCTCTTCGCCGATCGTGACGCTGACCGCGTCATCACCGCTGGTCAGATCCGTGATGCGTGTTTCGAGCTTCGCCAGGAAGTCGGCGTCAGTGAGTACGGACGGAATCGCACCGCGTGCAATGAGGCGTTCGCGGCGGTCGAACAGGTCGGTGAATCGCAACCGTGGAATGGTCTCTTCGCCAATCGTGATCGATTCCGCCTGCACACCGTCCACCAGATCCGCCAGCAGCGCATCGACCTGAGCGAGTTGTTGTGCGTCCGTAAGTGCCATGACTCAGAAAGTAAGGCCAGATCAGGATCCGTAAACACGGCACCTTCCAGAATCTGGAAGTTACGCGGCAAACTCTTTCGGGAACGGCACGGGATCGTGAAGACATTCGCGGATCTCGACCAGCACCGCGCCGCCCTTCAACACTTCGCCGTCGAGCAGATGCGCGTTCCGCGCCTGCACGTCGTCGTTCCATACTCGTGCATGAGTCAACGCGTCGAGAATGCCTTTCGAGTAGTTGTCCACGTCGTAGGCCTTTAAGTCCGGCCAGAACAGCGTGAGTGTGACATCCAGCCGCCCCACCAGCGGCTGCGGATACCGTCCGCCGTGCGCCTTGATGACCGCTTCAATCGCCGCCGCGCGAAACGACTGCGCGTTGTCGGTCAAGACCTTGCCGGTATATGCTCGGCCTCGCCCGGAATACCGCCGAGCGGCCTTCCAGTAATGGTTGACCGACGGCGGAAACGGCAGCAGATAGGTACGAGTCACGGCTAAGGCCGCTCCACCGCCGCGCGGTTGCCGTTGTACTTCTCGCGCTGCTGCTTGAGGAGCTGCCTGGCCGTTGGCTTCATGCGTTTTACGGTCGAGCGGTAGTTACAGACCGGGCACGGCGCGAAGCGCTGGAACGGGCCTTCCGTTTTTGCGATCGGCAACCGCGACGGCTTATCCGGACCGCAACGAGGACACAACATCGTCCCTTCCGGAAACCGTTGCGGCTCTTCGTCGGTACTGTTCGCGGGATCATTGACCTCTGGGGTCAACGTCGAATCGGTTGTCGGGATCTGTGGAGCGTCGACGGTGTCGCCTTCGTCGTCGTCCGCTGTGGCGGGCTCGATGATGCCTCGCTCGACCAGATATTCGCGGACTCGGTCGAGTTCGTACTCTCCCGTTTCCGACGATTTGCCAGGGCAACCGTCGTCCATCAGATCCTTGAGATTTCTCTCAGAAATTGCCACGCCCTGCGCATCGAGAGCTTGTTTGAGTTGCCTCAGTGATGTGATTGCATCCGCCATCCGTGCCGCCTTTCTGTGTTGTTATCTGTGGTAAATGACGCTGGTCGTTTCCGTCAGCATGTCAACAATGATCGTCGTTTGAGCAATCGAATGATCAACACTCACCCAACGGTCCAGCCTGTTGTGGATTTCGTTAATGACCGATTGATCTGGTGTGATGACCGGCAGTTCATATTCCGGAGATTCGACTGATTTCATCGTGCTGAAAACTCCGTCTGCTGGTCGAAAATCAGTGCTTCCGGCGGTGCGTGGTGCATGGGTTCGCAGAGGGCTCGCAGGTTGCCCCAGTCGTGGCCGGTGACCATGTCGGCAGCGGCACTCGCATAAACTTCCGTGTCCCACCAGTCCCACCGCATGCGATGATCACTCGGCTGCCAGATGGTGTTCTGCGGGTTTTTCGGTGTCGGTTTCGAGATCTCAACCTCGTTGGTGATGTGCTGCAGGTAGTCGGCGATCTCTTCCAGCTTGCTGTGAGTCGTCCACCAGAAACCGGGCTCGTTCTGGCTGCTGGCCCAGCGGTCCCGCATGTCGCGTTTGTATTCGGCGGTGTTGATTCGCCAGACGATCATGCCGCCGTCCGGATACGGTTGGCCAGTACGTGAATTCTGCTCGACCACACTCCGGCGATAGGGACCGATGACGCTGGCGTCTCCACCAAACGCGCGAACCACATCGCCATGCAGTTGACGGACCCAGTTCCATACCAGCATCGGTCGGTACTGAGTATCACAGCCAGCCTTGACGACTCGCAGCGTCGGCCAGCCCATGACATTGGCACCACCAACGACTGGAAAATCCCGCTGAATCACGTCGTCCCATACTCGTTGCAGATCAGACGCCTGGCGGAGGTGGCCCTTCTCGTCGACCTGCTGACTGACGACCCCCCAATCGACAAGCCACGAAGTTTTTCCATCTCCCCACGCTCTGACCGACCAGTACGCCCGGTCTTTCTGCTTGTCGATTCCCGCCGTCAAAAAGAACGCGGACGCCGGAACCGATCCACGTTGGTGGCCGCCGATCAGTTTCCGGTGCAGGTCTCGCCAGCGGATGGCCTTCGCTCGGCTGACGTACTTTTCACCCAGCCAGTTGTTGACGAAGTTCTGCTCTTTTTTCTGGTCGCCATGACTGCGGCAGTATTCCGAGGCGATCTTGCCAAACGTGACGTGCTTACCAATCAGTGACGTGGCGTTGAAGCCGGTGACGCGTGACGACCGCTCCGGTTCACCGAGCAACTGACCGCGTTTGTTGATTCGCTGACCCGCCGGAACCCAGCGGCCCTGATCGATCATGTTCACTCGATCGTCATCGTTGATCGTGCAGCCGCCGCCCTCGCACACGTAGTACGCGTCCTTCAGTGCGCGGTCTGGTTCGACCGGCAAATTACGGTCATCGAGAAACCCCACCACACCGCCTCGGCCCTTGTACGGCCCCGTCGTGTGGACATGAAACCGCAGCTCCTGCCAGTGCTTGCAGTGCGGACACGGCATCTGGAATCGGCACTTGTTGGACTCTTCGTAGCGGTTGGCGATGAAACTGTTCTCGTCGGTCGGTGTCGACTCGAAAATCAGTTTGTACGAGGCGAAGGCCTTGACTCGTTCTCGCACCAGATCCTGAGTGAGCCCTTCCTTCGTCGACTGTCTCCACTTGTCGCACTCAGTACACAGCACCCATCGGCACGATTTGCCGGAGAGTTTCTGCGTGTTGCCCGACCATGCCAAATACCACCGCGTGCCGCCAATCTGGATCCACCGCATGTTGCGATTTCGCGGCGTTGGGATGTGCTTTCGAAGTGAGCGGGACGATTCGCAGATCTTGTAGAGCTCATCGCGGACCTTGTGGATGTCGTCCTGATCCGGACCGGCCAGCATGCCCGGTGCAGGATCGTTCATCGAAATGGCTGTCATCATTGCTTCGAGAAACGTCGTTTTGCCGATCTGAGTTGGCAGGTTCAGGACGATTTCTTCGACCGCTTCGTCTTGCGCGGCGCTGATCGGCCCTCGCCAGTATTCGAACCCTTTTTCGAGCTGGTAGAGGCCGGGGTTCGCCGAGACTTCCTGGCTGAGGTAGAGGTTTTTTGGGAGCCACTCTTCGTAGCGGGCTCGCTCGACTGGTCGGAGGATGTCAGCGCATCGTCGAAAGCAGTCCCCGATTGCGTCAGCGTGAGCCGCAACCCGTCGAGGAAATTCGCTCCGGTAGTCCGAGCCGCGTCGACCCGCGACCTGACCGAATCTCTGAGCTTCGTTCTGTTGCACGCTTTCTCCGGCACTAAACGCGGTATGTCAATTTCCAACTGTTCGAGCTGCGAAAACAGCTCGACCACAAACGTCGAAAACTCTTGCACCATCAATTCGACGGGCACCAATTCTTTGAGCAATTGCTGCCGTTCGACCTCCACCATCTGTGCCCGCTGCCGTGCAAGCTCCTCGTTCCAATTTTTCGGCGGATCGAGTTCGCCATTTTCGTTCGGCGGTGGCGCCGGCTGGCCCTGCCCTCCGTACGCCGGCTTGTTGGCCTGCACCCATTCGACCCAGGAGCCCACGTCGTACCCGTCGGAAGTCTTCGCCGGCGCACCCAGCGCCAGCCACTCTTTGACGCTCGCCAGGCTGCCGCGCCCCAATCTGAGATTTATCTCTCGCGCGAGCTTCGGCAGACTCGTGACGTACATTATGAGCCACCTCGCACAACAGAGGGGGGGGGTACTTTCTTATACTCCAGACGTGCAGAAAGCGCGCAGTCGC